CCCACGCATTGCCGGAAACCCTCGCATCGCCGGAAACACTCGCATCGCCGTAAACACTCGCATCGCCGTAAACCCTCGCATTGCCGGAAACCCTCGCATTGCCGTAAACACTCGCATTGCCGTAAACCCACGCATTATCTTCCTGACTTAGATTTTCTTCTTTCTCAACATATCCCCCTAGTTCTCCCTTGGACACGCTACCAAATGACACTTCTGCTTTAATTTGGAATAGATTAGTTCCGAAATGTTCTTTTGTTGTTTTTGTTAAACTGAATTTTTTCTTCATAGTAATTAAATAGATTAGTTAATTATTGTATAGGGTCTAAGTACCGCTTATCTGGGAGGACATCATTCGTTCTTCGATTGAGCTAATCTTCCTCAATGCAATAAACTTATTTTCTAAGTATTTCAGAGCCGCTTCCTCCTTCTTCAAATTATATTCGGCTTCAATTAAAGCTCTGGCTTCGTTTTCAGAATTCAAGACTCCGGTAGCTTTCTTAGTAGTGGCGTTAGTTCCTTTAGCTTCAAGGATCGAGAATGAGAGAGCGACGCTATAATCTAACTTTGCGGTTTCTACTAACTTTTCTTTATCAACCACGACTAATTGCTGTTCTCTAATCTTAGAAGGCAAAGTGTTTAATTTTTCCTCAAGTTGTGCTAGTGATACAGCCATAAAAATAATCTTAATCGAGTGCATCTGGTTTGATTATACTCCCCAGGTAGCACTCTATGAAACTATTTTTTTTTCTTCTTTTTCTTTGCGACCTTCTTTACAATCTTTTTCTTTTTCATCTTCATTTATTTAAACTACTTATTAAAATGGAGCAACGTCATCAGAATCCTCTGTAGAGTCCAAAACTGGCGCAGGAGCCTCCCAATTCTCATCAAAGGGGTTTTCACCGTAAAACAGAGCTTCGAGGTTTATGGGCGTGTTTTTGACTAAATCCTTTTCTTCTTCGGTCAGCGGTTTATGAGGGCTTGGCATAACGTTGTATCTTCTTTCCATGCCGGAACCTTCTCCAGTTATGGAAATATCGTATTGTTCCGGGTCGTTCCAGTCAGAGCTGTTTACCAGGTTTTCAATATCCTGCATAATGCTAGATTGAGTAATTTCTAAAATTCTCATCACTCCTCCCATGTCGTTGCGGTCTATGACTTTTACAGCCCAGAAGTGTTTAATCTTGTAAGAGCTGTCTTTTTCAATTCTTATATCAGACGGTTTTGTTTTCGGCATTTTCTTCAATCGGACAGGTTTTTTGTCTTCAGTCCAATACTCATAACCCATAAGAGGGTTTCCGACCATCCGGAACTTAATTGTTCCTTCAATCGGTTTTAAATAATTACTTTCTGTTTTTGGCGTCTTGTAGCCTTCGGGTAAGAATCCCATATTTTTAATTTAGTTAATTATAAGTTTTCCCTTATTAAATTAGCGGCCTTGTCTTCGTAACCTTTTATGGTTTCTACTTCAGCGTCTTTGATGATGTCATCCAGCATATCAATTAGCTGGTTTCTTGCTATTATTGAGTCTAGTTTGTTTTCTCCTGCGATTATATTTCGCAGTTTTCTAAGTTTGTTTAACATAGTTTTTTAGAGTTGAGGAGGGAGGCTCGCAGGGGATTTCGCCCCCACCTCCCATCCCCCTCAACTCATTACGATTATAAATACTTTAGATACTCTCCAGTACGATAAGTAGTCCAACGCTCCCAACCGCCACGAGTTCTGATTTCTTTGGCAATTCTGATGTTGTCATCGGGATTCATCAAAGTTTCAGTATCGTAGTTGTGGTAAATCTGTGAGATTTGGAATAGCCCGATGGACGGACGTGCAAGGTGGGTGTCCCCCACCGCTTTGCAGTTGCCACGGGATTCTGCCATCATCACAGCTTTTGCGATGTTGTACTCTTCGCCGAAAGTATCTTTTAATTTACTATCTATGGAAGTGGTGGGAGTCTTGTCTTGGGAGACAGAGGGCTCCGCGACCTCATCTAATCCAGATACATCACCAGCCGAAACCAGAGAAGATACAGGAATAGAAGATGATTTTACTTCCTTATTCAAAATTTCTATCGTAGTCGTTTTTGAAATATCTATTTGCTTTAACCCTTCAATTCCGCTGTTAGTCAGATACAGAATTCCTATTAATGCCAGGGAATGGATAGATATTCTTTTGATGTGTTGTATAATTTTGTTTTTTAGCGTTCTTTTTCGATATATACGCATTTTTTAGTTTTGTTTTCTCACCCAAAACTAATATTATTTTATTAATTTTTTCGCATTGCCTTTGAACATCAGCTAGGACTATTTTTATAGCCAGTTCGTAGGCATTGAATGTTTCTTTTTCCATTTATTTTTCATAAATCCAAATATGTCCGCTTTCTTTTTGAAACTTCCTTATAAGCCAATCTATAATCTGGTCCTTAGTCTTCCAGTCAAATCTATTTAGGTCGTAGAGGGAGATGAGTTGCTGGTAGGAAAGGAGTTTGGCTTGTTGGATTTTTTCCTTTTGAGTTTTCATGGTTTAAGTATACTCCTATTATTTAGATTTGTCAAGTAGTTGGCATATCTTTCTAATTCTTTCCCTAGACAAGCCATATTTTCGCCCTATTTCAGCATAGGATATTTTTTTCTTGTGCATTTTATAGATAGCTTTGTTTCGCATTGTATCGGTTGCTTGAAAATCTTTCATGAGTTTATCTAATTAGTTATACACATACCCTAGCACTATATTTCTTATTTGGCAAGTTGTTGACAGAATATCCCGATTTGACTTATCCTGGGAAACGTGTATAATAGGATTATGAACATAAAGCATTACAATTTACAAAAAAGTTGTAGCCAGCAAGACACTAATGGTAAATGGGTTGTAATGCACCCGTGTTCGCCGTTAGTGTCTTTTTGGTTGTAAAATTATGGAAAGAAGAATAATAGATAAAAGAAAAAAAGAGAAGTTTATGGTAGATGATGAATACCTAAACGGACAAGCAAAATTATGTGGTTGGCAAGGGACAATAGTTTATAACAGTCTTTGCAGACACGCTAACATAAATCAAGAGAGTTTTCCCTCAATAAAGTTAATGGCTGAACAACACGGAGTTAGCCGACCTACTATTTTTAAGGGAATAGAGAACCTAGAGAAGAGAAAAGTAATAAAAGTTGTTAAAACAAGAACAAAGGACGGAAAGTGGCTTAATAACACATATATTCTACTAGATAAAAGTGAGTGGGATTACATCCAAGTCAACGTGGTTGACACGGCTAGCCAAGTCAACGAGAATGACCATCCAAGTCAACGTGGTTTACCCGATGTAGTCAACGTGGTTGACACTAAGGAAACACATAGAGAAGGAAACACATCTAAGGAAACACATATACTGGGTGTTAAAAAATTGATGGATATTTTTTATAAGATAAATCCAATGTTGGATTATAAGAAGCCCTTTAATAGAAACTCCTCAGTTGATTTGATTAAACGCTTCGGTTTGGAGGCCACGCTTAAAATGGCCGACCAGATAGTGGCTGTCCAGGGTCAACCCTATGCTCCCGTGGCCACCACGCCATACCAGATGAAAGAGAAGCTTGCACAATTTAAAATATACTTTGATAGCAAGAAAAATAATAAATCTAATTTTGTACAATTATGAAGTCTATAAAAATGATGAGTAAAAGGGAGTTTATAATTTCAGATGAAGAAGTTGAAAGTATAAGAAAACTTATTGCTAACGGAAAGGTTGGTTTAGTTGGATTGAAAAGTGGCGAAATTATAAATCTTAATTCGGTTGAGTCTATTTCGGAAGCTGATACAGAACCGCATTATATGGGAAATAGAATGAGTCCAGACTTAACTCGTGTTTTCGTACAAGGAGAATGGAAATTATTTGCTGGAGATAAATCTGATATAGAATATAGATTAAAAGGAAATGTTTTACATATAGATGAAGAAGTGTCACTGGATAAATCGTATGAAACCAAGCAGTTATCACAAAGTCTGTAAATCCAAAGGCATTGATAAGCTAAATTATTTAATCGCATGTCTAAAACAATAGAACAATACCTCAAACAATCTAAAGATATAAATTATAATTCCTGGTTCATATTCAGCGGACTTAGTAACTTAAGCGCTTCAGCGATTTGGATGAGTAATATAAAACTTATACAATATGAAAAAAAAGCCAAAAAAAACAAGAAAACAACTGATTAAATTAGCTTGGGAAGCTTTTTCAGCTTTTATTAAAAGGCGAGATACCGACTGGCGGGGATATGGAAAGTGCATTTCTTGCGGAAAGACCTTAAATCTTGAAGAAAATCCAGGAGAGTGCCACGCTGGACACTTTGAACACGGACATCAAAAAGAATCTTATTATGACGAAGACAATGTTCATCTCCAATGCCGGCAATGCAATTTTTACGGCGGTGCAAAAACAATCAAACAATTCACTATAAACTTAATCGCTAAAATCGGACTTAAAAAGGTTGAAAGCCTGCAAAAACCAAAAACAAAATATTGGAACAATAAAGAATTAGAGGAAATAATACAAATATATGGACTTAACTAACATAAAAAACTACTGCGCTAGTTGTTCAAAACGCATAGACTTTGGGAATACGGACATAGAAGTTTATTACAATCGTTACGGAAACTTTTGCATCGATTGCAATAACCGAATTTCTAAACAAGCTGACATAAGACAAAAAGAAAGACAAAGACATATTGCTAGTGGAGTCAAGAGAAATATGCCCCTTGCGTGATTTTTTAGTTGTGATATAATACAGACAACTAAAGAACGGCAAGCTAGGTTTCTTAACCTATATTTCTTTACACCTATGGTGTTTTCTTGCCGTATAAACTAATGGTACTAACTAAACGAAAAAAACCCTGCTGATATGACAACTTTTGTTGTCTTTTTTTTATGGAAAATGAAAACGAAAAAACAGATATTAACAATCAATCAGAAGAATCATCTTCTAGTGTTGTCATGCCTAAAGAAGATTGGATTGAGAAAGCTATTGAATACGAAGCGACTCCAAAAAGACTTAGATACCCGGAAAAGAAAATGGAGTTTATGAGAGAACTAGGAGTTCCCAGCACCACTTATTACAGGGCAATCTCCCGACCGGAGAATTTAAACAAAATTATAGATACATGCTTTAAACAAGCCAAATATAGAACAGCAGAAATAATAGATAAGATGGGACAAAAAGCTGAAATGGGAAATGATGTTTCAATCGCTCAATTTATGGAATATGTTTTAGAAATAAAGAAAAGATTTGACTTCACTACCGGAGGAGAAAAAATAACACCTATTTATGGAAATTTATCAAAATGTAACTGCGATGAAAAAAGTCTTCCAGTTGCGGAAGAGGATACGCGCGATTAGTGGCGGAACGAGTGCGAGTAAAACTATTTCCATATTGGTCTGGATGATAGACTACGGGCAAAGCACCCAAGACGAAATTATGACCGTTGTTGCTGAATCATACCCTCACCTGAATTTGGGAGCGATGAGAGATTTTAAATCAATAATGATTGCTCACGGATATTGGAACGACAAATCCTGGAACGAATCATCCCACACTTACACCTTTCCCAATAAAACAATCCTGGAGTTTATAAGTTTTGATAAATTCGGAAAAGCCCATGGCCCAAGAAGAGATGTACTTTTCATCAACGAAGCCAACAACCTGCCATATAACATCGTTGACCAGCTTATTACAAGAACAAGAAAGATAGTTTGGATGGACTGGAATCCTTCAGAAGAATTTTGGTTTTACACCGAGATGCTTCCCAACAGAAAAGACATAGATTTTATCACTCTGACTTACAAAGACAACGAAGCCCTGGATGAAGTTTCCAAACAAGAAATAGAATCCCACAAAGATAATAAAAGCTGGTGGCAAGTATACGGACTCGGACAACTGGGAGAATTGGAATCAAGAATATATAAGAACTGGCAATTGATAGACGCTATACCCCATGAAGCAAGATTATGGAGGAGGGGATTAGATTTTGGATACACAAATGACCCCACAGTCATGGAAGATATTTACGAATACAACGGAGGATTTATCATAGACGAAACAATTTACCAAAAAGGACTTTCAAACAAAAGCATTTCAGATATAATCAACAATCTGGATAATCCCCAAACTCTGATAATAGCTGATAGCGCTGAACCTAAAAGCATTGCTGAACTATGCTTATACGGATTAAGCGTCATGGGAGCCAAGAAAGGAAAGGGAAGCGTTTTACAGGGGATACAATTCGTCCAGAATCAAAAGATAAGCATCACAAAAAGAAGCGTCAGAACAATCAAGGCTTATAGGAATTATAATTTTTTTACAGATAAGAACGGAGTAGTAACCAATGACCCCGATGACAGCGTCCACGAATGGTCAAATCCCATGGATGCCATAAGATACGGATTTAACGGGGCGGCAGTTAAAAAAGTAGTAAAAGACCCAATTTTTGAGCAAATTGGTTCATACTATCAAGACTTATAAAATGGATACACAAGAAACAACACGAGAAGACAAAAAACCTACAGAGAAGCAAATCATTGACCAATTATTCAAGGAGAAAGACACCTACCAGAACACTAACCTTGAACAACGAGGAATAGTCAATGATATTTACACGGTGTATATGGGAAACACAGAACAGGTAGAAAAGACTACATCAAAGCCTTGGTTTAAGGCGGTTGATATTCCAAAGATGAGAACGGAGATTTCATATATCGTGCCTTTTATTTTTTCCGGAAACCCTGAAATTGAAGTAGAAGGCGTAGGAGAAGAAGATAAGGTTATCGCGCAAGTATTGGAAAAGATAGTCAACTTCCGATTCCAGACTATTCCTCAATTCTACGAAAAGGTGGAATCATGGGTAAAGCAATCAACGACCTTTGGAACATCACTTTTAAAAGTGCTTTGGAAGTTTGAGACCGAACAAAAAGATGACGGACAAGGAAACGTCTATGAAGAGCCGGTAGTTGACGAACCAGATGTAGAAGTTCCTAATATCTTAGATTGTTTTTATAACCCCATAATCCCTGGAATAGAAGGACAGCCATCAATCATCTTTCGTTCTGTAATCCCAGTAGAGTGTGTTAAAGAAAACCCCCTTTACGATTACACCGACGAGTTAGGCAATCTTAACAGAGAAAAAGTAACATCGGGAAGTCTGAAGACTAATCCATTTGATTCCAACAGGCAGATAAATTCCGAATCTATCAAACTGGACAAAGCCCAAGAAGGACTGGTGGAGATTTATGAGCGTGTAACTGAAGACCGCATTCAGACAGTCGCTGTAGGAAAAGAAAGGATATTGTTAAGAGACGTTGAGAAAGACACCGGATTTATCGAAGCTATCAAACTTACTCACGAACCAAACTGCATTCCTAACAGATTTGACGGCATAGGAGTTGGACAGAATACTTTAGGACTTTCCAAGGGTTATCATTCGCTTTTCAACCAAACTAAATACAACGTCACTCTTTGCAACAACCCGATGTTTTACGGGGAAAAAGGAGTTCTTCCGGACAAAAAGCAAGCTGTCTCCAAGCCTGGTGGATTTATGGAACTTGACCTGCAAGACAAACCAGTCCAGCAAGTTTTTGGTGTAGTTCAGTATCCAGACATAAAACAAGGGGCAGTCAATATTTTAAACAAATTTGATGACGAACATAAAAGAGCCTCTGGGGCCAATGACTTGGTACAAGGAAGCGCCAGCAATAAGACTCTAGGTCAGGACCAGATAGCTTCTACTTATTCATCATCAAGGTTTGAGCTTATCCAAAGACGCTTTAAACAATCCCTGGCGGATGTAGCTCAGATGATAATCAAACTGGAACTGAAAAGAATCCAATCACCTGATTCAGCGATACTTAGAATATTCCCTGACCAATTCGATACAGGACAAAAAGACCAGATGGGACAGCCGATAATGCAATCGGGTTTCAGACAACAAATATATCAGCTTTTAATTAGCGAAGAAGCCAAAAACGCCAAGTATAACATCAAGATTAAAGGAGACACGACAATCGCCAAGAACAAAGACATCCAGATTAAACAGCTGACTGACTTATATAATCTGTTCGGACCTATCCTTCCTCCTCAAAATCAGATGGAATGGGCGAAAAAGATTTTACAGTTACGGGGAATAGATGAGATAGATAAGTTGGTGCCTGATCCCCAGATGTTCGCTCAACAGCAGATGCAACAGCAGATGTTAGCTCAAGGAACGGCACAGGGGCAACCAATCAATCCTCAAATGATGTCTCAAGGCAATCCTCAACAACCTAGTCCAATGATGTAATTTTATGACTCTACAGCAAGAATTTGACCTATTAAGAGAACTGAAAGGAAATATAGAATCCGAGGCTTTTAAAGAAAGAATAATGAAACCTATTTATAAGGAACTAGAGAAGCAGAAGAACGCCTATGATTGTGAATCCCTAAGAGAACTAGCTACAGTGAAAGGAAAGAAGCAAGGATTGATGTTTCTCTTAAAGGTCATTAAAGGAATCCATAACGATTTTAATAGCAAATTGGAAGAATTGAATGATATTGACATCTCATCTAACTAGACTCTGCTGTGATGAGTTGTGAATAAAGGTCGGACAACTCCGTTTCGGATGTAAATTGACCGGAATGTACCTTAAACAATCTAATTAAATGGATACTAACACAAACGAAACCCCCGTAGGGAGCGACGGCGCTACGTCCTCTCCGGACACGGATTCTGCTGTTACCCAGCCCGAAGAAACTAACGAATCCGTTAGCGACGGTGAAGTAGTGGAATCGGGAGAAGCAACTGAACTCCTCGCGGGAAAGTATAAGAGTCCTCAAGAACTGGAAAAGGCATACAAGGAACTTGAAAGCAAGTTAGGCGAAGTCGGCCAAAAAGCTGAACTAGCAAACCTTCTGGAAAAGAACACCGGTATGTCCCACCAGCAGATTAAGGATTATCTGGCCAGACAAGAGCAGCAACAAATGCAAGCGCAGTACCAGGCTAATCCTGGCGCCTACGCTTATCAGGAAGTGCAAGCTCTTAAAGGCCAAATCGCCTTACAGAACGAAGAAAAAGAACTGGATAAGTTCCTATCTTCTGAAGAAGGCAAGGCTTATGCTCCATTCAAAGACAAGATATTCAAACTAGGACTGAATCTTGAAAAAGATAAGTCTTATGAGGATATCGCCAAAGAGTACTTTGGAGAATCTCGCGCTCAAGGACAGAAAGATGCTTACAAAAAGATTGAAGTGAAAAAGCAAACACAAACTACGGGCAGCGTGAGTACTCCTCAAAAGAAATTCTCTGCCGAGGATTTGAAAGGAATGACAGCTGAAGAAATGAAAGCTATCCTCCCTCACGCACAACGTAGAGAATAGATATGACAATGGTAGTTGCGGGTCCAGCTTCATCGCTGACAACGACCCTAACTTCGGAAATGCAAACTTACTATGACCGCGTTTTCCTCGAAAGGTCAGTTCAAGAGCAGGTTTATTCCTTCTTGACTGTTAAAAAGACTGTTCCTAAAAATTCTGGGAAATCAGTCGCCTGGACAAGACAAACCGCGTTCACTCCTAGCACAGTTGCATTGACTGAAGGCACAAACCCAACAGGAACTCCGTTTTCTTCCACTACTGTTTCCGCCACTTTGGCTTCCTATGGTGATTTCGACGCTATTTCTTCTTTGTTTGAAATGACGTCTATTGATACCGGACTAGAAGAAAAAGTAGCTACGATGGGACAGTATGCTGGTGAAAAGATGGATACCGTTCTTCTGACCGCTATGGTTGGAGGCGGAACACGTCAGTATGCCGGAGCAGGCGGACTCACAGGAGTCAGCTCAACCGACGTTATGACAGTGGCTGAACTTAGAAAAGCTGTAAGAACCCTCAAGGTTGCCAAGGCTCCTAAGTTTGAAGCTCCAGTCGGAAAAGTTACCGGAGGTGCTTATCGAGGTGTGATTGATTCATACTCTTGGTATAACCTGATGGGAGACAGCGCAGTAGGAAACTTCACGACCGTTAACATCGCCGGTTCTCCGGAGAACGTTAGCCTAGTGAAAGACCAGGAGATTAAAAGACTAGCGGGAATTGATTTGATTGAATCAAACAACGTCGCTTCTCTGGCTACTCTTGGTGCATCTTCTTCTGACACTGGTTACATTTCATTCATTGCTGGTAAAGGCGCTGTAGGTGAAGTAGATATTGCCGGAAGTGGTAATTATCGAATCATCCACGAACCTTCTACAAGCGGTGGAGTAGCTAATCCTCTCCATATGTATGGAACAATCGGTTGGAAAGTTGATGCGTACGCGGCAAAGGTTTTGAACAGCAGTTGGTTAGTGGAAATCGTAACGAGGCCTTGAGTGTTGACAAACTAACACAGGATGATACAATTAGGTTATAATAAACTTAATTGTTCCTGGGGCAAGCAGTTCACTCCGCTATGCCCCAAGGAGTGAAAGCAATGAGAAAATGTATCATCTGCGGTAAAGAGTTGATTAAGAAAAAAACGCAATCCTGGCGTTACTATAATCAACAGAGATTTTGTTCCAATGCTTGCATAATGAAGCATAGGAGTGGGGAAAATAATAATCGGTGGGCTGGGGACAATGTAGGATATGACGGAATCCATAGGTGGATAAATAAATTAAAAGGAAAGGCAGACCATTGTGAACATTGTCATAGAACTGACAGAAAGAAATATGAGTGGTGCAGTAAAGACCATAAGTACACCAGAAATCCAGAAGATTATTTATCTCTTTGCACTAGCTGTCATAGAAAATACGATTATAGATTTTACAAACCTAATTTTGATGTAGAAGAGGCGAAAAGATTAAAAACTGAAGGATTGTCTTATAGGGCAATAGCAAGAAAATTAGGCGTTAGAACCCACGGAACTATTCAAAGATATTTAGAAAATAATTAAGACTCTACGGAGTCCATTAAAAATTTATGATAAAACCAACAGGCAACAGAGTCGTTTTAAAATGCGACTTATTCACCAACGAAAAAGGCGAAGAAGACGTCAAACAAGAAGCCAAAGTTTTGGAATCAGGAGATTCTGAAATTAAAAAGGGAAACATAGTGTTTTTTAACCAGTACGGAGCAGTCAGTGTGAACTCAACCAAAACTAAGAAGAATATAACTCTAATCGTGGACTCGGAAGACATATATGCTGTCATCAAATAGATTCAAAAAACTGGCTAAAAAGTACGGATTCAAGATTAAACCCGTATCGAATAAATACTACATCAACGAGAAGTTGCAAAAGATTGTTTTAAGACCAGACATATTATCCGTCCAGTTCAGAAACCACCACATAATGACCATCCCTAAAAGGATGTATCCGTTCCAAAAAAGAACTTATAAGCCGGTTGGATGGAACAGACCACACCCTGATTACTTCTCACTAGAACATCAACTGAAAAACTGGAACCTCATAATCAAACGTACCCCTTATATGAAAGAAACCTATGAATAAATATGACGTTCTCGGCATCAACGTAGACTGGGGACGACCGGGATGTGAAGGAAAGTACGGAGGTTGCGGCTGGTATCGGATAATTAACCCCCTAGAAAAGATAGGGGCTGATGTCCAAAGGGGTGAGTATAGATTATACGGCCCTAAGACGGCTCTAGAGTTAAGAGAGAGAGGCAGGATATGGGTATCAAGGCTTCTGGATTCGTTTGAGACGACCATTGAGATTCTTACAGACGCTGAATTCACCGGAGCGAAGTTCGTTTTAGATTTAGATGATGACCCGTTCAATTTAAACCCAAGTCATCCTCAATATCAGAGTTTCATTGACAAACGACCTATCTACGAGAACGCTATCAGAAATTCAGACCATATTATCGTAGCCACAGAATCGATTAAGTCGGCCATTAAGCACCTAAATCCCAGAATAACAGTCATTCCTAACGCTATTGACCCTAAGATATGGAAAGTAAAGCGAAAGAAACGAAAAAATGGAGTGATTAAGATAGGCTGGTTTGGTTCAGGGTCTCATTTAGTGGATTTACCCATTGCGGTAGAGGTAATGAAGCCTATTTTACAGAAATATCCCAATGTGGAGTTCCATATAGCCGGAATTATCTTTGAAGAAGAGCATGAAGACAGAGTTTATCACCACATCGGAACTAAAGGCTACGAAGAATATCCTCAATGGGTAGCTGATATGGATTTAGACATCGCTATCGCACCACTGATAGACACTCCGTTTAACCGTGCCAAGTCCAATATCAAATGGCTGGAACACTCAATGCTGAAAACTCCGATGGTTCTGTCCGATGTGCTGCCTTACAGCCAATCAGTAACGCAAGGGAAGACAGGATACTTAGCCAAAACCAACAACCAATTCCGAAAACATCTTGAATGGCTGATAGAATCACCCCAGAAACGAAAAGAAATCGGAGAAGCGGCTTACAAAGAAGTAATGGATAAGTATCAAATTAAAGACCAACTGCCTAAATACGAAAAATTATTTGAATCTATGCAAGAAAAAAACATTACAGTTTATACATCAATGATAGGAGGCTATGACAAACTGGGAGACAGTCCTAAACAAGGCGGAGCTGACTATGTCGCTTATACGGACAAACAAAGTGAGTTATGGGAAGTTAAAAAGCCTTATGATAAATTCAAAAATGACCGCAGAAACTCCCGTATTCAAAAGATTATGCCTCACCTGTTCATAGACACGGAATACTCAATTTATCTTGACGGAAACATAGACCTACTCGTTCCTCCTCAAAAACTGATAGACGAATGGTTGAAGGATAAGGATATTGCAGTCTTCAGACACGTTGGAAGAGATTGCGTTTATGACGAAGCTGACGCGGTTATCCAATTACAAAGAGGAAACCCTCAAGAAGTAGCTGAACACGCCAAGGCTTATGCCAAAAAAGATTATCCTAGACATAACGGTTTATACGAATGCGGAGTTATTGCTAGAAGACACACGCCAAGAATAGCTGAATTAAACGAAAAATGGTGGATTCAATACGAGAGATTTTCCGAAAGAGACCAAATGAGTTTTCCGGCTGTCTTTCCCAAAGAAGAAATAAACGTCATTGAGTCAAGCGTCTGGAGGCATCCTTATTTTAAATATAATGCTCACCTCAAATGAAAAAGATATTTTTCAGACCGCTAGGAAACCGAGATACCGCTTCATCCCGCTTGAGAGTATGGAACATCCAACCCCATATCAAAGATTCAGTAGTGGGAATAGCAGATGAATACCGAAAAGGTGATGTTCTAATTATCCAAAAAGTTCCTGATATAGACGAATTAAGAAAAGCCAAAAGCCAGGGAGCAAAAGTTATTTATGATATAGATGATTTATATTACAAGGAAAATCACGTTTTTGAGAACTGGAGAGATTATTTGCAAATGATAAAAGAAGCGGACATAGTAACAGTTGACACCGAAGAAAAGAAAAAATCGCTTAGAGACATTAAAGAAGCTATCGTCATCCCTGATTCTCTTGACTGGGACGGAACAGAAACCAAAGAAGGAGAAAAAGGAATCATTGGATGGACAGGTTACGGGAATAACTCGGTTTATCTTAACGACATCATCGACCAATTACCGAAAGAATTTAACCTAAGACTGATTACAGACGTTAGTTGGGTGCAATTCATCAAACCACCTGCGCTAAACGTCCAAAACCGACCGTGGAGTCTGGAAATGGTTGATAAGTATCTGTCAGAATGCGAAATAGGAATTTACTATATGCCGGACAGAGAATTTGAGAACGTCAAAGGTTGCCATAAGCTCCTTAAAAACTGGGCGATAGGAATACCGACCTACACCTCGCGGATTCCTGATTATGTGAAAGCTATGAAAGAAGCCGGAGTCGGAGAAAAGTATTTAGTGGATGATTGGTCAAAATTAAAAAACATCGGCTTTGACGATAAATGCAGAGAATACGCATTGAAATTCAAGGCGGAGGAAATAGCTAAAAAGTGGATAGATGTGATATGAAGATTAGAATAAGAGATTTTTTTGAAACACTAGATTCTTGCAAGGACACGTTCCATCCTAATGAAGATTGGAGAGAAATGACTGAATGTGTACCGATTCTGGACGGTGTAGGGTTGATTGGAGTATCTTATCTAAAACCATATGAAGATAAACAAGAATTAGGGATAGTAATCAGAAAAGAATATCAAGGACAAGGCAGAGGAAGACAAGCGATAAAAGATATTCTAAAAAAAGCTAAAGGAGATGTTATTGCTAAAGTCTTTACTAAAAACAAACCGATGATACATCTGATGGAAAAACTTGGGTGGGAATGTTACGAAGAAAAATTAGATTTTAAAATGTTTATAAAAAAGTGAAAAATAAACTTACCATACTTTATACCTACTACGGGCAGAAAGAACGGATAGGGGGGATTTTGGAAGAAAAACACCCCAAAGCGAGAGTAATCATCGTTGATGACGGCACTCCAGAGCCACTAGAAGCCCCTAAGAGCGTTGAAATCATCAGAATACCCATAGATGTACCCTGGAACCAACCAGCAGCCAGAAACAAGGGATTTAGCAAGGCAGAAGGCTGGATAGTTTGCGCCGATATCGACCATCTAGTAACCAAAGAAAACGTAGAAGATATTTTAAATTTGAATAAGGAAAAAGGAACAGTTTATTTTCTGGGAAGAGAAGATACTAATAGTTGGAATGTTTATCTGATTCACAAAGACGATTTTGAAAATGTAGGCGGATATGATGAAGATTTTTGCGGACACTACGGATATGACGACATAGATTTTCTATGGAGATGCCAGGACAAATTGAAAGTCGAAGAAGTCCGAGACATAAAGGTTAAAGTTTTCGCCAAAGAATCATCAAGTAAAGGAAATAGAGATACGGAATTTAATAAAAAACTACTACAAAAGAAATGGGAAAAATACTCAATCTAGGCTCCGGCTCAATGGGAAGACAGGAAGGAATCACCAATGTTGATTGCAGGGGGCTTCCGACAGTTGATGTGGTAGCGGATGTCAGAAAGTTACCTTTCAAAGACGGAGAGATAGAAGGGATTTTAAATAGGAATTTAATTGAACACTTTGGCAGAAACGAGATAGCACCTTTACTCAAAGAATGGTCAAGAGTTTTAAAGTCAGGAGGATTTTTACAGATTGAAACAGTTGATATAGGAAGACTGATGGACAAGTGGCGCGAGATACCGGAAGAAAATATGCTCGATGGAATACTAGGCGCCCAGACTTACGATGAGAATTTTCACAAGATGGTTTTCACTCGCGCAATATTAGAAAGATTTTTAAAAGAAGCCGGATTTGAAATAGGAGAAGTTAAACAATTCGACGCAAGAGAAATTCCCAGAATAATAATAAATTCAATAAAAATATGATACCCGTATTGAGACCCTACTTTACCGAAGAACAAATAAAAAACATCAAAGAAGAATTAGGAAAGATTTTAAAAATAGGCTGGATAGGACAGGGACCAAAAGTCCAGGAGTTAGAGGAAAAATGGGCGAAGTTTACCGGAGCTAAGTATGCAGTAGCAACCAATTCTTGTACATCAGCGTTAGACATCGCAGTAAGATTGATGGACTGGAAAATAGGAAAGGTGGTTACAGTCAGTCCGTTTACGTTCGTTTCTTCGGCTTTGTGCGCTTCGAATGCCGGATACCCTGTAAAGTTCGTTGATATAGACAAGAATAGTTTATGTACCAAGAAAGCCGATATTCAAGTGATGTATGCCGGAAATCAATTTGGTGAAGGGATAATTTACGATATGGCTCATTCAGGCGGGGCGAAACACAAAGGCTTAATAAGTTGTTGGAGTTTCCACGCTGTTAAGAACCTCCCCGCCGGAGATGGGGGGATGATAACGATGAACGACAAAAAGTTATATGAACGCGCGAAAGCTCTGGCGTGGTGCGGGATAGACAAAAGTACCTTCCAAAGGTCAGGAAAAAAGTATAATTGGGATTATAACATCAATGTCGCTGGATTAAAGGCTCATATGAACGACATCACGGCTATAATCGCTCTTGAGAAACTCAAAACTCTCAAAGAAGACAATAAGTATAGGAAAGAACTGGCTAACACCTACGACAAACACCTTCCGAAGTGGATTAAACGCCCTTATCGAAGCAAAACCTGGCATTTATACACGATTCAAATTCCTGAAAGAGACGGACTAATGGATTATCTAGCTTCAGTGGGAATTGGAACCGGACTTCATTACAAACCATTATATAAATATCCGATATTTTCCCAAAAGGAACTACCTATAACTGAAAAAGTATTTAAAAATATAATCACCCTCCCGTTACACTTAGGATTAAGCGTTTCGGAAGTCAAGAATATCTGTGAACACATCCAATTCTACTTTCAGGAAAAGGGAATCAACCGATACCCCAGAACCGGAACCGGAAAAACCAGCCGAAGTAACAGGAATCGTAGAAGATAAGACTGACCTAGAAATAACCGATGGAAGAACTAACGACCTTGATATTTGGGAACAGAATAACGGAAAATACGGACTGGCTTATCTGGGAATTAAAGAAATCGGCAAGACATTCCCCATAAAAGCTCAATTCGGAGAGATTGACAAATACATTAAGGGCGAACTGGAAGAAAAAGGTTACGACAAAACTCCTCTCAAGTGGCAAGAAGTCCTAAAAGAACTGGAATCAGAAATCGGAAGTGATAAATTAAACGTTTATGAGAGACTGAAGAAACTGACTGCTCTTATAAGAATCATTAAAAAGCAAAAGGAACTAAAAGAAAAACGAAGGCTCTACTCGTCTTTTGATGTATAGAGTCTTTAATTTTACCTCCTAATTGCTTTGTAGAGTCAGCATTTTGGAGGTAAATTAAGAATTTTATTTAAACTATGTACACTCAAGCAAAATTAAGCGATTTAAAAATTTCGCTGGCGGACCGTCACGATGGAGGTACACTTCCGACTGACACCCCGACACTTACTCTTTGGACAAGGATTTTTAACCGCGCTCAAGAATACTGCGCTAACGCTTTGGGATTAAAAAAAGAAGATACGATTACGACTACTAGTGGAGTAGGAACTTTACCGGACGATTTTAGGGCGGTGATAGAAGTTTATGATTCAGGAGATAATCTGATGACCCAAGTTTCTTCTAATGACATCAACAACCAAAACGGAGGAACTTACTGGATTACCGGAGACCATACGGGATTCAGTCTGAATACTGTCAGTGATGACGATTACACGGTTAAATATACTTATTACCCAGCACCTTTGGTTAATGATTCAGACGAATGTGTGATAGACGACCCGGAAGCAGTGGTGGCTTATGCTTATTCAATGATTAGAAAAAGCGAAACCGACCCGATAGGAGACGCTCAAGAAGCAATGATTGAATGCAACTCCAGATTGAAACAGATGAAAAGCGACTACGACAATAACAACGCTAATACTGAAATGTCAGTAGAAATATAATGGCAAAGAAGATTATAACAAAACAGCAAGATGACCTCGGTAAAGGTATAAATACCTTCACCCGGGATACGATGATTAAGGAAAATGAATGTCCGATTGGTTTTAATGTCTGGGCGGTTGGAAAGAACTCCGTGGCTAAGCGTCCCGGAATAACGAAACTTTGCACTATTTTGACTGGTCATCCGGTAGACGGACTGGGAGCTTATTACAGCGGAGCCACTAGAAGCCTGGTAGCAATTTGTAATGGAACTCCTTATACGGTAGAAACCGGAACGGCCACAGCGATGAGCGCCAATCCTGCCACGGCCGGAGTATTTACCGCTGGTAACAGGCACGATTTTTGTCAGGCAGCGGGAAAACTTTACACCGCTAACGGTGCTGATACAATAAAGTATTTTGACGGAGCTTGGAGAGAGTCAGCGGGTTCAATCATAGCCAAGTACCTTATTTTTTATAAATCATCTCTTTGGGCGGCTGGAAACCCGACTTACCCGACAAGACTTTACCGAAGCGGTACGGATATAAATATCGGAAACTTCACTTATACCAACTCTGCTGCTGGAACGACCACCGGAACAACTGCTAATAAACTGGTTGCTTCTGATGGAAATTTTACAACGGCGAACGTAACAGTCGGATGCCAGGTATTTAACGGAACGACCGGAAAAGATGCTCACGTTACAGCAATAGATTCCACTACTCAACTTTCCTTGGATGCAGATATATTTTCTTCAGGACAATCTTATTTTGTTTCTAATAACTCTCTGGCCACTTCGGTTTATATCGGAAAAGACGACGGACAAAAATTGACTGGATTTTTCAAGCATATGGATAACTTTCATCCGGTCAAAGAAAGAACTCTCTGGCAAGCCGAACAAGGAACTGACCAATTCGGACTTATCCAGCTTTCGATGGTTGACCCCGCCAGAGGTTGTGATTCTCACTATACGATAGACGCCGTGGACAACGATAACTTTATGTTCAACGAACAAGGAGTTTTCGCCACCGGTTATGAGCCGAATATGTTAATCCAGTTAAGGACTAATATCGTTTCTTTAAGAGTAGATGACAAAATTAAGTCTATTGAAAAATCAAAACTGGAAGATGTCTCTGGAATTTACTTTGATAACCACTATTACCTTTCCTACGCTGAAGGAGGTTCGACCCATAACAACAAGATGTTGATTTACGACCGGCAAAGACTTGGCTGGTGGGAGTTCGGAATAGGAGCGCAGTGTTTCTCGGAGTTCAAGGATTCTGACGGTTACACTAAACTTTATTTCGGAGATTCAGATGGGAATATTTATTACTTCGATGCCGGAGTAAAGAACGACGCAGGGACTGCTATTTCAACCAAATGGAAAACTCCTCAATTAGGATTCGGAAACTACGCCCAATCAAAGTTTTTTCTCAACGCTATCCTTTATCTGGGAAAGACTCCTGGAGATATAACAATAAATGTTTATGTTGATGGAAAGTTGGTTAAGACGACTTCCAAGATTATGGGTAATTCAGGATTCGCCGGTATAGGGATTGAATCAATCGGAACTTACCCTATCGGTAAAGAAGGAGGTTCTCTGACTATCGCCGACACAGGAGGAGGAGATTTTGTCAAGATTCCGATAAACAAAATAGGGAGAAATATTCAAATAGAAGTTTTAGATAATTCATTAACTAAAGGATGGGAACTTAATGCATATCAAGTTACCTACTCCGAACTCGATAATTTATATCAACCAAATATATGAGCGTGAAACACGAAAATAATTTTTCTACTAACTTAACATCTCCGACATCGGCCGGAGCGACGACTTCCCCACTTAACTCAATCCCGACAGTGGATGCTCCGTTCTACATTGCTTTTGACGCCACCAATGTCAACAGCCATTATGAGGTTCTTAAATGCACCTCTAAGACGGCGACTAATGTCAACCACTCGGCAACTTCTTATGACCACACTACCGCTGAAGAAGTGCGAATGGTTTTACCAGCGGAAGAACTTAATCCGACTTTAACTGTTGACACTCCGTCAGCGACTCCTGCTTGGGATTTATCAACTTCTCTGCATCAGATGACCCTGACTGCCAATATAACTTCAATGACAGTAACCAACGAAACAGTAGGACAGACTTTTGTTATCAGATTAGTCCAGGGCGGGACTGGTTCTTACACAGCAGCCTGGTTCACGACGATTAAATGGGCTGGTGGTTCAACTCCGACTCTCACTACAACAGTAGGAAAAGCTGATGTATTTGGATTCATCGTGACCGCTGCCGGAGCCTATGACGGGTTTGTAATTGGAAGTAATTTATAATTATGCCATTTTCAAAAACAATTCAACCAGACGATACTATTTTGGAAGATACTGGGATATCTGGATATGCTCCTTATGTTGATTTAAACTTCGGCACTTCTAATGGCTTTGGTATTCGTGGTCCGGTTAATCAAGGTCATTTTTTAATTAGACTACCAGCTTCTCAAATACCGGATGGAAGAATAATTAGTTGCAAACTATATCTTTATTTTTGGCAAGCATTTGCTGGTCAAAAATATAGTGTCGCTCCATGCAAAAGAGCTTGGACTGAATTAGGAGCCACTTGGAATAAATATGACGGAACCAATGCTTGGCAAACAGCCGGAGGCATTGGAGCAAATGATAAAGATACGGATATAGTAACTGGTTACCAACCGTCAGTCGGATGGAATAACAACGATATAACAGCATCTCTTGTTCAAGGATGGAAGGACGGGACTATCGTTAATAACGGGATACTTGGATATTATCATTCTGGGGGGAACAGTAACGACGGAACTGATGCTTATTCTTCTGGATATGCCACTCCAGCCAATAGACCTTATTTCGTGATTACTTACGATAACGGAGGGTCTTTTCTTATGAATTTAGCATCTAATTTTAAAAATAATTAAATTTCCGTACTCTATCGGAATCAATAAACTATGTCATCAAAAAGCCGCGGAGGATTATCAAAACGAGAATACGCCGCCAAACAAGCCGGAGTAAAAGTTAATTACTCTAAATCAGCCAAAGACCAAGGAAAGAGCGTCTCGACAAAATCGAGTTCTTCGTCTAAGAGTTCCGGGAGTTCTTCCAAAAGTTCTGGGGGTTCCAGTAAATCTGGTTCTTGGGTAACAGTAGCCAATCCTGAATATGGAAAAACTGCGGCACAAGGACTTCCTGGAAGAAGTTTCCCGGTTGATACAAAGATTTCTTCCCAGAAAACGATGAAAGTTTGGCAACCAGCCAGCGAAACAGAATACCGTTCTGAAATGAAGAAAAAAGACAAAGAATATTCAACGGGATATTCAAAACCGAAACTAACTACTTCTGGAAATATCGGAGTAGGAAATAACACTCCGTCTTTTAACAGTTCTTCTCAAAGGGATATGGCTGCGGCGGCTCAAGACAGACAACAGCAAAGAGAGCCTTCTCTGCTTCAAAAGGCGCTGGGAGCGTTAGGAATCCAACAAAGCCCTTATCAAAAAGGTTCTATTGAAAGAACCGCGGAGATTCTTAAAGACCCCTTAGGCCTTGTTCCTTGGGCTAGAGGGATGTGGTCAGGTATGCCTGGGGAAAAAGTTTATGATTCTGACCAAGCACAGGCGCTGGTTAATGGATTGTTAGGAATACCTACCGCTTCAGCCAACACTTCTCAACCGATTGATTACTCAAACGGAGGACTGACTGATAATTCTTTTTATCCTTTTGTTTCAGGGGACGCTATGGCTGAAAGCGCTGGGATTTCTCCAGAAGAAGCGTCTGGTTATATTTCCAATGAAAGGGATTTGAGAAACCAAGTCAGGATGTCAGATGAGTTAAAAAACCAGCTTATAGCAATGGGGGAAAATCCTCAAGATTTGGAATATAACTTGAATCAAGGAATAAATCCTTATGGTCAAGTATTGGGAACTAATAATTACGATAATCAATTAGCCTTTGGAGGAAATGAACTTGGTTCGGTAAATCAAGGAGGATATTCCGACTTAGGCAACGAACAACAAATGGGCAATGACTATGAAAAAATGTTCAAGGAGCAACAGAAAAACCTTGATAAAAGCAAGAAGGGAGATTTAAGCGCTTTGGATACGCTTATTAATCAAGCCTCTACCGAAGGTCAAACTTCTTTAAATGAAGCTAAAGGACAAGACCTTGGAAAATTAGCTTCACTATTCGCAGCTTACGGGACTTCCGATTCAGAACAGAGAATGCAACAGGAACAAAGAACCAATAATGATTACGCAGGAAAATTAGCTACGCTTTTAAGCCAATTAGCAACCCAAAGAACTACTGGAACTAACGATATAAACAGCTCGTATAACACTGCGAAAAACTCTATCGCTCAACAAAGGATGAATGCTCAAATGCAAGTCCAGCAAATGATGCAACAGGCCGCTCAACAGTCGTTTGAGAACAAACTGAAAATGGCTCAATACAACAAAGCCAATCAACCAAGTTTGTATCAGATGGCTAGCACGCTCAAAAACAAAGGAACCAATTGGGGAGATATAGCTTCTCAATTAGGAAACGCTGGTTATGACCTGACTCCAGGTAACGCCAATTCAGCTTCCTTAGACGCGATTATGACAGGTATGGCTCCGCAACAGCCGTCTAAAATAGTTAATCTCGGAAACGGTTATGTTATGGACCAGACCACAGGTGATGTTTATCAAGCATACTAATTATGAAAAAAGTAGGTAACATTTATCAAGGCGGAGGAGGACTAAAGAAAGTCGGAAACATCCGAACTGGTTTTACGCAACCCCAAATTCAGCAACCCCAAATACAACAGCCTCAAGGTTATCCTGACAACTCCTGGCAAGGGATAGTAAAAAATACCATCACTGGTATTCCTAATGCTATCGGACAGATTGGCAATCAGATAAAAACAAATCCGTTAGATACTTTAAAATCTATCGGCTCGGGAGTCTATAAGGGAATTGAACCTTTAATTAAACTTCAGCAATACACTAATCCAGCTTCACTTATCCCTCAAGTCAGAGAAGCACAAAAAAAGTCTTCTGAACTTTTGGGAGGATACAAACCTCAAAACGAAGTCAGCCAGTCAATCCAATCGGGATTTGAACAAGGCGGAGCGATGGTTCCCTATATGCTGGGAGGAGAAGCCGTAGGAGCGACTAAACTGGCTCAAGCATCACCAAGACTGGCTCAATACTTAGGATTCGCTGGGACTTCTCAACTACTTTCGGATAAAAAAATCACCGACGTCAAAGATCGGGCTGAACAAGCTGCTTTAGATACGTTGTTATTCGGACTTACAGGCGGTTTAAGAGGGAAGAAAACATCAGCGCCAGAGCTACAAAAAGTAGCCCCAGATATATCACCGCGTTTATCCGGTCAGGTTCCAGAATCCACTGCAAAGGTTTTAGATACTTCTTCATATAACCCAATACAAGCACCGAACGTCAAATCTGTCAATCCTCTACAAGAAGGAGGGAAGATAGACCCAGTTCAAAAAGTTATCCAGGCTATTAAGGAAGCTAAACCAATTAGAGGTCAGCAAGAAGCTCTTTACAGTGCGGAAAGAGCCAAAAGAGTGGCTAAACTTGTGGCTATGGGAGAAAAAGTACCAGGAGAACAAGGATACTTCGCTCAACTAGGACAGTTAAAAGGTCAACTTCCCAAAGCTAACTTTGAAGGAATCAGAACTCAACTTACCCAGCCAGATGTTGATGCTCTTTTTAACCAAGTAGAACAACACAATCTTTTGACTCCTTTTGAAAAGATAACCGCTAAAGGAGGATTAGCAAAGCTTTTAGGAAACGAAGGAGGACAAGTCCCAACCAAAGGAGAAATTTCACTTTTATCAGAAGTATTCCCCAAAGAGTTTGTTGATTCAGTTTTGGAAAAACGCTCAAGAGGTCAGATTTTAATGGACAAAGCAGGAGAGATTTTAAACGTTCCTCGTTCAATGATGGCTTCTTTTGACTTGTCGGCTCCTTTAAGGCAGGGCGCTTTTCTCATAGGAAAACCAAAACAATGGCTTCCGGCTTTTAAGGATATGTTCAAATACGCTTTCAGTGAAAAAGCTTATCAAAACGGATTAGCTGATATTCAAAAGATGCCTACTTACGGATTGATGAGAGAAACCAAACTGGCTCTAACCGATATGAGCAAAGGACTAGCTGGACGAGAGGAAAGATTTATGTCTAATCTGGCCGAGAAAATTCCTGGAGCTGGAAGAATAATAAGAGGTTCAGACCGAGCTTATACGGGATTTTTAAATAAACTTAGAGCCAATGTTTTTGATGATTTGGTTTCCAAGTTAGGAAAAGACCAAGCTCCTGATATTTCCAGATTTGTAAACTCCGCAACAGGGCGAGGGGAACTTCCGCAGATGTTAAGAAACTCCCACGCAGTTTTAAATGGTGCTTTCTTTTCTCCACGTTTGATGGCTTCCCGTATCAATATGCTCAATCCTCAATACTATATGAGCCTCTCTGCTCCAGTGAGAAAAGAAGCCTTAAAATCTCTGTTAACTTTCGGAGGAACGGTAGCTACGGTTTTATCTCTAGCTAAAATGGGAGGAGCTGATGTCGGAACAGACCCAAGGAGTGCTGATTTTGGAAAAATTAAAGTTGGAGATACTAGATATGATATTTTAGGAGGATTTCAACAATACGCAGTTCTGGCTTCCAGACTAGCGACAAACGAGATGGTTTCCTCCACCACGGGGAAAGAGTTTACTTTGGGAGAAGGATACAATGCTTCTACCAGAGGGGATATTATGATGAGATTTTTGCAATCAAAGGAAAGTCCTGTTATCGGATTTTTGTCAGGACTTTTTACCGGAAAAGACAATATGGGACAAGATTTCAATATCCCGGCTGAAGCAATGAATAGGTTTATTCCGATGTTCGCGCAAGATATGTCTGATTTAATGAGTAAAGGGTCAAATCCGGCAATGGCTATTCCAGGTACTTTCGGAGTAGGCCTTCAGACTTATACCGACCAAGTTCCGGTGTTATCTAAAACTCCCACCGGCCAACCGAATATCCAATGGAACCCCTATCCGTCTTTGGGTGAAAAAGCTGTTAATGCAATTACAGGAACAGAGCTATCTCAAATACCTCAAGACCAATGGCAAGGATTAGCGCAAGAAAAAAGTGCAGAAACCCAAAGGAAGATTCAACTAGATGCAGTCAAACAAAGAGTATTGGATTCAGGAAAATCTGAAAGAGTTGGAGATACTTTTATCTATCTCCAGAACGGAATAGTAAAAACAAAAAAGCTCGGCAATACAAGCCGAACTCCGGTCAAAGACCAGTTGCTTTATCAGGAACTCCAGAAAAGGAAAACTAATCCGTTTTATCAGTAGCTAGAAACCTCGTACCTCTGATGTTCTACGTTCCAAACAGGCTTTGAATTTTTAGGAGTAGTGAAGAAAGCCTCGATGATTATAAGTCCAAGATAAGCTAACACAACAATACCCACTATTTTATACCATTTCATATGACACAAGATAAGCATACAACAGAAAAAAAGTCAATAGAACCTTTAGAAAAAGAAGTCTTTAGAATTGACGTTTCAGAAATAAAGAAGCGTGGTGTCAGACAGTGTGAAAAGCACGTCTGGAGAAAATTAGACGATAATAATTTAGAGTGCATAAATTGCCCGACGGCAATACAAGTTAATCCAGAAGTATTAGAACAATTTTTATGAGTACACGAGAAGGAACAAAATACACTGAACAAAATATTTTAAACGAAACCTTTGATAAAGACTTCGGAGTTTTAGCCACTGAAATTTTAGCCTATGACCCCATTTCTGATTCTATTAAAAGGGTAACTCTGGACGCTTTAAATCATTATGCTACATCCGATTTGGATAATACCAACCCTAACGAGTTTTATGAAGGACTGATGGACGCCGAAGGAAACTGGCAGATAGTGAAGATTACCACCACAGGAACGCTTACGGCCAATCGGTTCGCCACTGTAAAAAATAATCATACCTATATTTCGTACTCTGATGCCTGGAATGACCGAACTCTACTGGACTACGATTATTATAGTGTCGCATTCTAATGGGTTCATTTCGCACAGTAAAATTACTAGACGATGTAAATAATACCATTATAACCGGAGGACTTGTTCCTATGGGTGCTTATGATAATGCCACTGATTATTCAGTCGGTGACTCTGTGGATTATCTTGGGTCTTCTTATGTTATGTATGTGGATGCCGCGGCAGGAACTCTCCCAACGGATACTACTAAATGGCAGGTTTTGGCTAACATTGGTCCCCAGGGTTCCGCTGGAAATCAAGGACCACAGGGAAATACAGGCGCTGATTCGACTGTACCAGGCCCTCAAGGCGCCACCGGAGCCACAGGTGCCACAGGCGCTACAGGCGCTAAAGGAGATACCGGAAACACTGGAGCCACAGGAGAAAAGGGAGATACGGGCGCCACTGGAGCTACCGGACCTATTGGCGCCGACTCAACTGTTGCCGGTCCAACCGGTCCTACTGGTGCTACCGGACCGACAGGCGCAACTGGAGCAGACTCTATGGTACCTGGACCGACCGGAGCTACAGGTTCAACAGGAAATACTGGTGCAACTGGGAATACTGGAGCAACGGGAGAAAAAGGCGATGCAGGAAGCACTGGTGCAACTGGTTCTACTGGAGCTACCGGAGCAACAGGAAACACTGGGAATACTGGTCCTACCGGACCCACAGGCGCTACTGGTCCCACGGGAGCCACAGGAGCAACTGGCGCTACTGGCGTGACAGGAGCTACTGGAGCAACGGGAAATACGGGCGCGACAGGAAGTACAGGACCAACCGGAAATACCGGCGCAGATTCCACCGTACCAGGACCGACAGGACCTACTGGAAATACCGGAGCAACGGGTTCCAAGGGCGATACTGGAAATACCGGACCCACCGGAGCTACAGGAGCAACAGGAAGCAATTCCACAGTTCCCGGTCCTACCGGACCCACAGGCGCTACTGGTCCCACGGGAGCCACAGGAGCAACTGGCGCTGATTCTGCTGTTCCTGGACCCACAGGACCAACCGGAGCGACGGGTGCTACTGGAGCTACAGGTTCTACCGGTGATACTGGCCCAACAGGCGCAACTGGTTCAAAGGGGGACACTGGTGATACGGGGCCTACTGGTCAAAAAGGAGACACGGGAGCTGATTCAACTGTTCCAGGTCCTACTGGTGCAACAGGGCCTACTGGTGCAACTGGAGCAGGAACTACAGGCGATACTGGCCCTGCCGGTGCAACCGGTCCGACTGGTCCAACTGGTGTAACGGGTGCGACGGGAACGACGGGTGCGACGGGACCCACCGGAGCTACAGGAGCAACAGGCGCCACCCCTACTGAAGCCGAAGATCATGGAACAGCCTCCGTTGACCAGATAGTCAATGTTTGTTACGGAACAGGAGCAACAGCCCCAACCGCTAACACCACAACGGAAGGAGCTTTATACGTACAATATACAGCTTAATTTTTAATTTAAATAAATGAAAAAGTATGTGTCAACATTGGTTCTATGCTTTTCGTTGGTTTGCATAGCTCCAATCCCACCCATTCCACCGATTAAACCAATCAAGGTGGAGATTCCAAAGATTCCACCAATTAAGCCGATTCCGCCGATAAAGATTGAAATTCCGAAGATTCCTCCTATTCCGCCGATTCCTGCTATCAAGCCGATTAAACCTATCTGTATTTCTATCTGTAAATGAAACTATATCAATCCAAATTATCCAAGATTTTCTTCGAAAAATACTACCATATCCCCAGGGATAAGGAAGTATTCAATGTGCAAGAAAATTCAGTCACTTATTGGATTGATAAAGAAAAGGGAAAAGCGACCGCAGTTTTCAGGGGGATTAGATTTTCACAAATCCCCCTTGTCAGAAATGCTAAACTGATTGCTTTAGCACTTCTGACAGTACTAAACCCAAAATTAACTTTTCTGCTGATTTTTGGAACTACCGATACTTATACTTCAAATAATACTTGGACTTGTCCCGCTGGAGTCACTTCGGTGGATGTTGAGTGTTGGGGCGGCGGTGGGGGAGGAGGAGGTTCATCAGGTATTGGAAAATACCCTGGCGGCGGTGGCGGAGGAGCTTATTCTAAAAAAACAGGAATTGCAGTCACTCCAACAACTGGATATACTGTTCATGTTGGTTCTTTTGGTACTGGCGGAGTAAAAGCGAATGGGACTGTCGGAGGAGACAGCTATTTTATAAACACGGGGACAGTTTTAGCCAAAGGAGGCGGATATGGGCAAACTAATGCGATTGGAGCTGGTGGTGCCGCCACAAGTGGCGTTGGAGATACTAAAACAAGTGGAGGGGATGGTTATAGATATTCCTCTGGAACTTCCGGTGGTGGTGGTGGCGGAGGAGCTGGAGATGCTAATGATGGAGGTGATTCAACAAGCCGAACAGGGGGTTCTGGTGGAGCCACTGGGGGGGGTAATGGAGGGGCAGGTGCATCATCTGCGGGCGGTACTGGCAGTGTTGGTAATCAATTAAGTGGTGGCGGAGGAGCTGGTGGAAGTTATGCGATTAGTCCCAGTTCAACTGGTGGTAATGGTTATCGTGGTGAAGTAAGAATTACTTATACAGTATCTGAAGGAGGAACCAATATGCAACTAAACATAGGAGATACCTGGAAAACTGTAGCTGGTGCCCAAATAAATATCGGAGATTCCTGGAAACCTGTTACCAAAATGCAAATCAACATCGGTGATGTTTGGAAAACCATATTCAGCTTTATATTATTAGTAACCTCTTTATGGACAAAATAAGCGGTGTAGTCTGCACATTTAATGAAGCAGAAAACATCCCCCGCCTGATGGAGAGCCTGAAAGACTGCGATGAAATTCTAATCTTTGACGATTCATCAACTGACAAAACCCAGGAATTGGCCAAATCCTTGGGAGCAAAGGTTTTCACCAGAAACGACAAGGCTTTTTTTCCCGAAGAAAAAGACATCGCAGATTTTAAAAAAAGATTCGGTTGGCTTCCGAGATTTACCACCAAAACCAGAATAACAGACGGGAACGTCACTTTGAATGAAGCTGTTTCGCACGCTAAAAACGACTGGGTATTTCACCCAGATGCTGATGAATTTGTCACTTGGGACTTTCCCGAAATTCAAAAAATGCTTCCTTTGTGCGACCAGATAGAATGTATGCTTGTTCAGTCCAGAAATCCTGATGGTACTCCACTTGCTCACAACAACATCATTAAATTATTTAGAAAAAGCAAAAGCCGATGGAAAGGACTGACCCACACTGTTGTTACTGGAAATAACGTCAAAAGAATCTATACCGATAAAATGAAAATAGACCATCACCAGAAACCGAAAAACCGAAGCAACACCTTGCCTTTCCTGGAATATTCTACCTTAAAGTTTAATGACCCGCGTAGCCTATTTTATTTAGCCAGAGAATATTTTAACTACGGAGAATTTAAAAAAGCTATAAAGCTCTATAAACAATATCTGAAAGTAGGTTGGTGGGAACCGGAAATAGTGGACGCCCATATCAAACTTTCAAAATGCTACTGGAAAACAATGCAAGGTGACAAATCAAGGAAACACTGTTTAGAGGCGATCAGAAACAACCCTCAATGCAAAGAAGCCCTATCATTGATGTCAGTTTATTATAACGAACCTTGGGCAAGCAAATGGAAAGAACTTTCAGAGCATTGCACTAATCAAGACGTTTTATTCAAATGACAAGACATATACCAGACAGTTTATTATTCGATTTAATACCCCACCGGCACAAGTGGAAACTCATAAGGCAAGTAACTTCATTCGGACGCACCGATATAAATATGTACAAATGCGAATCCTGCCCAAAAACCAAGAAAACCTACCAAAATCCATCAATGAAAAAAGAAATGGAAGAAAAGAAGTTTTTCAAACTATTTAAACCATATGGAAGACGATGAGAAAGTACAAATTTATAACAGAGGGGTAAAAGAAGGGCAGAAACACGCTGTCCCATCTCCTTTAACAAAGAATTTCATGGAACGAACTAAAGAAGATGTAACCAATATGAAAATACACATGGCTGAAATAAAAACAGACATTTGCTACATCAAGGATTCAATGAAGCAAAACGATAGCCAGCATAAAGAAATCATCGGAAAGATTGATAGCTTTATCCAAGCTGCTGATGACCGATTTGCTGACAAGGCCGACCATAAAGAAACCATAGAAAAAATGGACAAATTTATGGAAGATTTAGACGACAAATACGCTCCCAAAATAACTTATACGATTATGGTTTGGGCGGCGGGAGTTATCGGAACGGCAGTCTTGATTGGAATAGTAACTTTGATTTACAGGGTAGCGATTTTAATAGAAAAATAGCTCTTTTAACAAGGAGGTTTCGAATGTGCAGTATTTGTCTTAAAGGTTGCGATGACTGTCCTTATTTTTTAATCAAATGCTGGGGTGAAAAGGAGAACACCCATGAAGAATCTTTTACGGAAACTTCTGGATTGGATTTTTCAGTACGAGTTGCCCGACCCGCCAGAAGATGATTGTCCCGTCTTTATTGACGAAGATGGAAACTATCACTACAAATGGTGAGGTGAGGAATGAAGTTCTATTGCCTTAAAAAGGGTATAGTCCTCCCGTCCAAAAAGGTCGAGGGCTACTGTCGCAGACAAAACAAAAAAACTGGCTGCAAACACCTTAAACGTCTTCGATAGGAGCGGCTATGGATGAAAGAATCAACGAAATCACCCAAAGACCGAAGAAGGATTATCAGGCAGACGTGAGACGGCGATGTTCATGTGGCGGCCACTTGCGCAAACTGCCTGACCAGAAAGCCCAGGAACTCAACCTGTACTGCACCACTTGCCACCTGCTCTACGATTTCAAAGACCTTTCCCATCTTAAGGTGTAACACACCTACACTCGCTGGAGCCTTATCAAGACTCCAGCCTCTCTTTCAGCTGGTTTGGTTATCCCCCTAACCGTTTGCCAGCTGAAAAAGGGTTTACAAAACCCATAATAAATTGCATAATAAAGTATATACTATCTTGCCCAATGCCTTCCTAACCGAAGAGTACAGGTAAGGTCGAATAAATATTAACAACAAAATATTAACGCATTAATTAAGTTTATAGTGTTCTTAATTGTTTGTTTAATTCTATTTATATTCTCAATCCACTGGGCGGCACAAGCTATTGGAAACATAGAACAAAGACAGACTCCCAGTGAATTAAGATTCAAAATATGATAGAAAATCAATTATCATCTAAATATGACGGATGGTATATCGGCAAAGTAAAGACCTCAAGTTTCCACAATTACGCTTGTCATCTTTTCTGCTGGGCTTATATGGCTGGATTAAATCCCAAAACAGTGGATAAGATATTTGTTGATAAAGGAGTCTATTACGGAGATATGATTGATTCGGTAAAAGCCGCGAAAGCTCTTAATCTTGATTGGTATGGCAGGGAATATGACATCAACAAACCACCTAGCTGGTCGCCGTCTATAAAAGAAGTTGATTTTTCCATAAAGGGAGGAAAACAACAGCATTTTGTAATTAGAGATAGAGTAAATGGGAAAAATGTAATTCTCGATCCATACGGAGGAGTACAAAGACCAATTAACTATTATGAGAAAAAAACTAATAACTTGGATTGGAAAAAGCCAGGATTTAGTTATCGCCTGGTTAAAAAAGCTAATTAATTTTTATAAACAAAACAATGAACGAAACACTTAAAAAACGCCTTCTATCGTTAGTATGGCGTGCAGGAGGAATGCTAGTGGTATTTCTTTTAAATGGAATCTTGGATATTTTATCTTCCGGGACGATAGATATTCCATCTGCTTATGTAGTTTTTGCCGGATTGATAATTGGAGAAATCACGAAGTATATAAATTCCACATATTTGCAGTAAAAAAAAGCCTCAATCGTTCCAACTTATTCTGGACGCAACTTGAGGCTTTTTAATTTGCTAAAAGCTGGAGGCAACATTACGACACTCTTCACAAGTGTAGTTGCCCTACGCATATATATCCCACAGCGAGTTGCTTGCCTTTTTTCCTGTGGTATAGAGAGATTCTATGGCGCTTGGCAAGGCGCTCCAGCTTTTAATAAACTACCGGATAGACATGAAACATCCCTATCCAGATTCCCCAGACTAAAAGCATAATTACTATAAAACTGACTAAATACGCTCCCAGGGTGTCGTTATCTACTGAAAAAGCGATTATCATAAGACCTGCAGTTAATCCCATAACAATAGGGAAAGACGCTCCTAAAAAAGGATAAGACCAGGTTAAAAAATCCAGCATAAAATTAAAATAATAATTAGTGAAATAAGTATAATCCTAAACTTCTTATAAGCCCATTCCATGAACTCCATTGTGTCTATGTCTTGTTGGGTGAGTTTCATATAGTTTTATATTAGTTAATTACTTCCCATCCTTTAATTGAGACGGAGCAAGGATTTAATCACAATAAATACATTTACAATCCTTTTTTTTATTTATTTTTCCTGTGATAAGGTAGTGCCAGGGGATTGTTCTACAATGTTCTCTACTCCGTGTTTTCCACACATACCATCTAAATGGATATCCATAATTAAAATAAAAATATAACAAAGGTCCAAGAATAATATTAAAACCATCTTTTCTTTTTATTATTGCCCACTTTTTACACAACCAAGGGCTACTAGTCTGTATCACCAAATTTAATGTTATTGGAGATAAATCAAAAAATGAAAAATGATATTCAATATAACCCCTACTCATCTTTTTTTAAGCAATTTTCGCAAGTATCTTCTTCGCCCCAAAAAATACTTCCGCAAAAATGACATTTAAAATATTTTTTCATATATTTTTATCTCCATCCGTCTCAATTAGAAGAAAGGAGAGTTATTTAGATGAGTTAATTAAATTAACATCCACAAGAATTGTTGTCATCTTTATCTTTTTTTCCTCCCCGGAATATGCTATCCTTTTCCCAGTATCTTAGATTTATAGTTTTATCACTATCTGCCATTTTGTCAGTCACCCTACAAAAAGCTGGCAAGATAAGAAACACTATTATTATCGCTAGTAGTAATTCCATATTGTTTTATTAATTATTTATTCTAGTATCTTTAAAATATCTTTTTCTTTGTGATATTTATCTCCTTCCCACATTATTTGAGCGTCCCTGTTTTTAATCTTCTCTCTTAATAAAGCTCTTTCTTCTTCCTTGGCTTTTTTTAACTGATTATCCATCTCAACTTCAACTTTTTCGTTAATTTGATTGCACTGCCCTTCTATATAACCTTCTTTTTTGGCTTGATTTACAGCTTTTAGGGCATTATCCATATTTACTTTGTTCATTACTTCCCATTTACGCATATCTTTATCGTGTTGTTCTTTTCTAGATTGTTCTATTTGATTGCGGATGAAGTCTTTTATTCTATCATGTTCCTCTGTAAGAAATTCGGGATATTTTTCTTGAAATTTGATATAATATTCTTTTTCCCAGTTTTCTTCTATATTATTTTCTCCCGACTTTATTTCTTCATCTTTAACGCCTTTTTCCCATTCCTTAGTCATTTCGGGAGTTTTAAAGTGTCTGAAATTACAATTAACAGTGTTGGCTCCGTTTTTTACTTTATCCCTTCCAGCTTGATAAGCCTCTAGTCCTTCTTCTATTGTTTTATTTTCTTTCATTTTTTTGGTTTATCAAATAACTCTAGCCTAATTATTTCTTCTAGTTTTGCTTTATTGTTGAAAGCAATATCACTCCAAATTTTTCCTATATATTTACAGTTTTTTAAAATACTCTCCTCATCAGCCTGGAAATAATTATTATCAACTTCTGTCCTGAAATGCCAAGCATAAGGGAATCTTATTTCTATCTTTTCTCCTTTCCCGATTAGAATCTTTCTATCTACCATTTTTCCAGAAAAAGGTTTAGCCAAGAAGTTTTCTCCTGTTACTTCCCAGATTTGATGTTGCTCTATTGTTTTATTTTCTTTCATAAAAATTATTTATATTCTTTAAATATTTTCTCCTCCGGCTCTCTCATCATTTTGGCCGTGCCTTTTCGTATCACTGGAAATAAATCTTCTAGCTCAATAAATCCATGATTCAACATAATTTCTATTAGGTCGGCAAACTGTCTATATTTTAATTCTTTGTCCATATTTATATTATTAGAATTAGAGTAATTAGCTTTTAAGGAAGTCACACAGATTATCCATTGCCTCTGCGTGTCCTTGAAATTCTGCCCACATATGGTCATCTTGGGTTTTATTCCTTTCCTTAATTGAGTCTTTCATATATTGGATAGCCCATTCAATAATTCTCTTCCGTTCTTCCTGACGAGCCTCATCAAATAAAGCCAATATCGCATACCGAGTTTTGTTTGTGTTTGAAGAGTCTTTAAGTCCAGTACGGCGGTCGTCTAAAAGTTTTTTCAGTTCTTCTTCTGGTTTATGTTGATGACGGCTACATATTCCTGCTTTGCATAGAGAACATTCTTCTGGTTTAGTTTTGTCTTCCATAGAGTTTAGTTTATTTTATAAGATAATATTTCAACTTCATCTAAGTTTTTGATAGCACTGTTTTTTCTGGCGATAATTTCCCTAAAATAGTCAAATAATACTTTATCAATTGGCACATACCACTCAACCTTAAATCTTGCAGTAACAAATCCTAAGGCGAAAAAATCTACTGTTATTTCCTTCTCCATATAGTTTTTATTATAAGTTAATTAATACTATCCTATTGAAATTATTATATTAGGTAAGTCTTTACTTTTAAATTGATGACCTGTTTTCTTGTGAGAAATCGGGTCTTCTATTTCGGTTAATCTATCTATAATTTCTTGTATTTTTCTTTCTAAATCATCTAGTCCTAATTTTCTTAATTTGTCTATTTCTTTAGAACGAAGTGGATTCATAGTTTTTCTTTTAGTTTGATTAATTTCATAAAAAGAGAGGTTAATCGTGATGTTGGAGTATTTTCCTTATGACAAATTAGAGTTTCATCAACAATTAGTTTTTCTATTTTTTCAATCAACTCTTTTTTAGATTGCTCTATGGCATCTTTTAAAATCATTTGAGCATCATATTCAGTATCAGCGTTCATTATGGCGTGAGCTGTTTCTTTTAGTTTCATAGTTTTTCTTTTAGTTTATTACTATCCCTTTAGGGAAATATTGAAGGCAGGATTCGAACCTACGGCTTGGTCTTGTTTTACTTGGCCATCCAAATGTTTCCGCTACACCACTTCAATATTCCCTTAAAGAGATGGTTTTATTATTTTAATTACCTTTACTGTTCCTATCTCGTCCCCTATCTCGTTAGAATGGAGAAATAAGTCATTCCTTTTTTTACTACCAAGAATATCATTATAAAACCAGTCGGTGGATTCTTTGTCGCTTCCGTGCATCATTTTATCATCGTATTTTAATTCTATCGTCAGTTTTAGTTTCTTCATCTACTTAATAATAAATTAATTAACTAGAATGTCGGTTATATCATTTAATGCATTATTGTATCCGACATTAAAGTCAGTTGGTTCTGATGTTTTGTATTTGTCTTTTCTTTCTTCCGCCCATTTCTTAATCTCCTCTATAAGTTCAGAACGAGATTGTTTTCTTTGTTTTCCTATATTTATCCCTGCCCTAAATACTTTTCCCTTCTTTGAAGAAAGACCTTCCTGATATCCTTTTTCTTCCCCAGCACGGAAAGAGGAGTCTGAGATTTCGTTTGCTAGATAGTCACATTCCATTACACTCAACATTATGTTTCTTTCTTTTAAAAATGAGTGTATTTTTGACGCTAACTCTTCCTTAAATTTTTTCATATACGTTAATTAAACAGTTTTTAAAAATTCAGTGAAATCCTTTTCTACCTGCTCGTAAACTATGCTTGGGCAATCTCTTTTTCCTCCCGGGTTAGCCTTTCTATAGGCATACTCGGCAATCCAACAAATTATCTTGTGTCTAAATTCTGAATTGTCGTAGATTTCAAAATTCAATTTTTCCATATAAGATTTAATTTAGAACTTAAAATGCTCGATATACATTTCAACGACTGCTTTTCTTTTTTCCTCATCTTCAATTTTCATATCGTGCGAGATATATCCAATCAGTCGGCGAGAATGTTCTTTAACGAAGGCTGACGCCATTTCAATGTTTTCACAACACTCATCATCTTTAACATCGCAATCGCAACCATATTCAGTATTAACGCAACAATCTTCGTTATGTAAGGCTCCATATTCAGCTAATTCTCTTTTCCAATTTTCTAGTTTTTCCATATAAGATTTAAATTAATTAGAGTTTTCCTTCTCTATATTCTTTTTCAATTTCTGTTTCTTTGATTTTTATTATCGGCAATCCGTCAGGAGCGACATTTCCGAGATGATATTTCCCTCTATTATTCATAAATTCACCCTTTCTTTGACTCTCGGTGGATTTTTCGACTGTCTGCATAACCGCTTCCCTTTTATCGTCAACTTTTTTGCATAATTCATCAAAGTGTTCTTCGCAAGCCATAAAGCCTCTATATTCATAAGTTTCACTATCATCAAAGTAATTTCCGCAAATTTGGCATTTGTTATTTTCCATAAGTTTTTAGATTATCTTTTATAGGTTAATTAGACTCAATTTTTAATTTATTGATTATACTTCTTACCATCCAATCGTATCCACAGAATCCTTGCGTTTTTCTCATTATTTTATTAGCCTCTTTGTTATCGATTTGGGCGACTTTTACACCAGCACTCCAACCATCGCCAAAGTTATAGTGAAAATATCCTTTATCCAATATTTCCTTAGCTCTTCTTTCGTCAGTTTTTCCCCTGAAACTTTCAACGATAGCGTAAAGATTACCATCTCCGCTCCATTTACCATTCCAGGAATTAACACTTGGCATTGATAATGTGAATTGTAGTTTCATATAATTAAGATAACTTTATTAGCTCTTATAATCCCCATTTATCAACATAATCTACAAACTCACTAGCACCAGCATAACCAAGTATTTTTCTTCTAACCCCCTCTTTCATCTTTTCCTCATAATCATTTTCTGATACGGAAAGTTCTATTTCCATCGCCTGAACTTCGTCTTTCCAAACTGTCCTGAAATAATTGGCCAGTTCTTTTCTCGCCTGTGGAAGTTCTTCTTCGTTTTTAGGAATAATTCCGATATACTTTTTATCACCTGTGTTTTTGGTCATAGCATTGGCACACGACTGAACGCTTTTTAAATCTGGGAAATATATTGGCATATTTTTTATAATTAATTATTAACTTTATTATTTATTGGAGTTAGCTATCTTCGCTCGGATTATACCAGCCATATGCAGTTTTTCTATGTTGATAGTTTTTGACTCTCCTTGTAATGCCTCGCCAATTTCTGTGTACATTTCGATTTCTTCATCAACAAGCCTCAATATCTCTTTCTTAGTTTCAGCCTTAGCCTTAGATATTTGATTATCCATTTCTACTTTTACCTGTTGTGATACTCTATCAACTTGTCCTTTAATATAACCTTCTTTCTTTGCTTCTTCCCTAGTAGAGCGGAGAAAATTCTTAGTGTATTCTCCGTCTCCAAAAACTAAATCGTTATGTATAATCTCCCTCTTTTCCTCAAATTCGTCTTCCCACATATCCATATAATTATACTTTAATTTTTAATACTTATTGATTCATTATTATTTGAGCTAAAAGTCCTACAATTAGACCTGCCACAACATTTTCATATCCATTGGACATCAGAAATATGGTTATTAAGTATATTATGAGTGAAATTATTATCGAAGATGCTTTCATAAACTTTTCTTTTATTTATTATAGAGCGAATTAGAGAGTTAGATTAGTCAAAATACAATACATAGCTATCTTTTTCAGGGGCTTGTTGTAATTCTTGTATTTTTTTATTATTGCGTGTTTCCCATAACTTATCGGATTCTGTATAAAATACCCTAAAAGAGGCTTCCCCAAATTTATCCGTAAGTATTTTTTTAACTTCTTCTCTGTTTAAATCAATGTTCATATTATTTTATTAAGTTAATTATAGAGAGAATTATTTATTTGTTATCTGCTCTTGTAGGTGGGAGAGAAATGTGGCTTGATAACGATTTCCTGTTCCAACTATCTTCGTTAATACTGGTTGCTCTCCTTTTAAGTATCTTTCAAATTCTTCCTGCGAGTCAAACTCAACATCTACATCTTCATTGGTTACTGCATCTTTTATTTTATATATCTGTTCCATTTTATTTTATTAAATTAATTATAGAGCGAATTAGAGGTCAGATTTCTTTCATAGTAATTAAATAGATTAAAAATTAGATTAGTATTTTACCGTCTTTCAGTTTTCCTTTTTTTTCCAGCAACTTAATTGCATTGGTAATTTCATCATCTTCACTATCACCAAATTTACCATCGCCTTTGTAAATAAGTTCTACATCATCATCTACTTGGACATATTTAATTTCTTCTTTTTTATAGCGTCTTCCAAAGAAATATCCTGCCAATAGTTTTATCTTTCCGGAAACCCACGCATCGCCGGAAACCCTCGCATCGCCGTAAACACTCGCATCGCCGTAAACCCTCGCATTGCCGTAAACACTCGCATTGCCGTAAACACTCGCATCGCCGTAAACACTCGCATCGCCGTAAACCCTCGCATCGCCGTAAACACTCGCATCGCCGTAAACCCACGCATTGCCGGA